CGTTCACGGCTCCCTTCAAGGTCGTGTTCAAAGGATCGACATTATGTCGTACGGGCTATATGTTCATTGTTTGTTCTCGTAATGCAAAAGAGTCAAGCGCCACATGGTTGAGGAATATTATCCCAGTATTAGCAAAGTCGAAGATTCGAAAAGGATTCAAGGAGGTAAGGGGAAACAGAAATTTTTGCGGCCCTTGCGACCGCCGGGTCTAGAATGGTGGATAGCGGGGATAGATGAACGGCGTCACAATCTTCTTAAGGTTTTCGTGCTGAACTCGTTTGCATGACGAAGCCACCGAGATCAAAGCCGCTCCTTCGTGATAGCGAAGCCCCGCTGCGGTCAAAGCCGCGTCGGAAGCGCAATCCCGCACAGCCCCAGCTGCTGTTTGATCCGATGCCCGATCGCGTCGAGCCGGCGCTCGCCCAATTGAAGGCGCATCCTCCACAAGGCGACCAATGGAGCTGGGAGCTGAAATGGGATGGCTATCGACTGGCTGTCCATATCGAGCCGACTGGGGTCCGCATCCTCACGCGTAGCGGCCATGACTGGACGCACCGGTTTCCGGCGATCGAGCAGGCTGCCCGGGCGCTTGGGCCGGCAACGATGATCATCGATGGCGAGGCGGTTGTGCTTGACGATGAAGGGCGGCCGGATTTCGGGCTGCTGCAGAAATCGTTGGGTGCCTCTGGAAAGACTTTTGGCAACCGAGCTTCGGACGCCATCCTCTACGCCTTCGATCTTATTTATCTCGACGGTCATGATCTGCGGAATATTGAATACCGCTCACGCCGCCATCTTCTCGAGGATACGCTGAAGGGACACGACGGCGCGATCCGCCTTTCGGAAACCATTGACGCCGATCCCGCGATCCTGCTGGAACACGTTGGCAGCCTTGGTCTCGAGGGCATCGTCGGCAAGCATCTCGATCAGCCCTATCGTTCCGGCCGGACCGGGGACTGGGTGAAGATCAAATGCGTTGGGAGCGAAGCGTTCATGATCGTGGGCTATGAGCCATCGACGGCATCGCCTGCCGGGTTCGCCTCGCTGGCGCTTGCTGCCTATCGCGGTGACGAGCTCATTCATGTCGGAAACGTCGGTACAGGTTTTAAGGAAGCCGAGATGATCAGGCTGCGCAAGATGCTGGACAAGCTGCGCTGGAAGCGAAAGCAGCCGCCTGTACCCTTTCCCGAAAAATCAGATATCGTCTGGGTCGAGCCAACACTGATTGCAGAGATCGAGTTCCGGGCGTGGACGGCGGACGGCAAGCTACGCCATGCCTCCTACAAAGGCTTGCGGGAACGGCAAGACAATGCCGACGTTTACAAGCTCGACTAGCGACGGAGGCGGAACTCACCACACAACTGCATTCGGTCGCAACGGAGGAATTGCTGCCATGTGCAATCTATATCGGATGGAAGACAAGGACTGGGTCTCCAAATGGGCTCAGGACGCCGAAAGCCTGATCAACCTGATGCCAGCCTATCAGATGAACCCCGACCAGATGGGGCCGATCGTCCGCAACACGGCGGACGGCAAGAAGCATCTCGTGCATGCGCGTTGGGGCCTTCCCTCGCCGACCTTCGTTCAGAAAAAAGCGGCGGAAACGAGGGCGGGGAAACTGAAGGCCAAGGGTCAGGCTGTCGATATGGATGAGCTTACCCGCATGGAACCGGACCGCGGTGTGACCAACGTACGCAAGCTCAACCTGCCCCACTGGACACGATGGTTCGGTGTCGAACATCGATGCCTCGTCCCTGTCACCAGCTTTGCCGAACCGGATCCGGCGAGCAAACAGGATGGTGGCAATGTGCCCAATGCCTGGTTCGCCCGCGATGAAGCAAAGTCGCTGATGTTCTTTGCCGGTATCCATGTGCCGCAATGGAAGAGCGTCCGGAAGGTTCGGGACGGGCTCACGACCGACGATCTCTATGGATTTCTGACCACCGATCCCAACGATCTCGTTAAGCCGATCCATGAGAAAGCGATGCCTGTCCTGCTGCTGACTAAGGAGGAGACTGACATATGGATGCGGGCCCCCTGGAATGAAGCCAAGGATCTAGCCCGCCCACTACCGGATGACGCGCTGATCATTTCGTCGCGCGAGCCCTATGGATCATCGATCGTATCGACGTCTGGCGAGTTGGTTGAGCAAAAAAGCCTCCTCTAACCGGTCAAGCGAAAGCGCTTCAGCGGCCATTGCCTGATGACGGCCTTGTGCTGCTGCCCGTCGAAGACGAGAGGAAGACCGCCGATCTTTTTGGATGAGGGAGGAGAGAATGCTTCTGAAACCCAGCGTGCTTGAAGACCGTGGCATAAGCGTAACCGACCAGCCAGCCGACGGCGATTACATGGACATCGACCAGGTGGAGCTATCCACTATCGATCGGCGTCTCATTGAGAAGGCGTTGGCCACACCAGATTTTAAAGAGGTCTACGCCTATGCTGGGCCGGAGAGGTTTTGGACCGATCCTAACCGGACATCTGGCGCATCCATGCAGATGCTTTACAGCGATGACCTCAAGCAAGCCCCGATTCTGTATTTAGACCCCGGCCTATCTGACGTGGTTATCGGTTCCGTTTCAGCGGACGATCCTGCCGAAGCGCTGCATGAGTGGTCTATACAGTTTCATGCACGCGGCGCCTCCCCTGTGATTGGCGCAGATCTGCCGCCAGAATTTCGAAAGAAGAACCAATGAGCGACCAATCCAAAAATAGCGACGGCATTCACGAGAATCACTATTGCGAGCATCCTGGCTGCAAGAAATGGGGCGGCTTCGGGTATTCTCGATCGAAGGCCGAGAAATCCACCTGGCATTGCTGGGCGCATTATCCGCAGCGGGATATGATTGAGAACCTTAGAACGGCATGATATTTCAGGGTGCTGCCCCAAGAGAAAGAATGACGCGCGTGAAAAAGTGGATAAGTCCAATATTACCGAGAGGGGCCTCAAAGTATTTTGACGAAAAAGTCTTCAGGTTGATAAAATACTTTAATTTATTCTTTATGCCTGCGCTGTGTCTTCTCTACTTTACGGACATATCAGTTGTAGCTCTGAATACGATTGAGCCGCCCACTACAGTCCCTAATGTTTTTTCTTTCATGCTCGAAAGATATCGAGATTTTGAGACTGTTAAACCCGGCAAAGGGTCGTTCTTTGTCGTAGCCAATATCGTCATGCTCGTTGCCACTATAGCGGTGCTCGTTGCCATTTCATCGAGATTTATTATCTTCAAGGAGCGTGTTCCGGCAAATTTTACAAAAAGTAATATCGCGACGCCCTTCGTAGCCACGATCTTTATATTCTTGTCATTTAGATTCTTATTTTTTTCAGATGTGACGTGCAACACATGCGGCACCATAGCGTCCCGCTCTCTCAATTCCCCACTGATTATAATCATCATCCCCGCGATTTACACAGTCGTGATCGAGTCATTCATTCAGATATTTAGCGCTGTATCAGTCGCGTTCAGAGCAAAAGAACAAGAAAATCAGCTTTGAATATCGCACAAACGAAGAGTGCGAGCACACGGCGATTTCCACGCCGGAGGGATTCTTTTTGCTCTGGTTTTGGGAGGTCCTCAGTACGGACAATCTCCACATTCGCCCACGGGCGGCTCTTTACAAGATACTTGCGCAATTAAGGATATACCGTAAAACTAATTGACAAAGTCAATTTAAACCACAATTAATCCCCTCGTTTCAGGGGAGTGGCATTATATTTTTAGCTCTAATTTACTCCCACATATTGGCGCAATTACTCAATTGATTTCATCAAGCATGCCGCTTCCAGTTATCTGGGGCGGCTTTTGATAGCGTTAACACGTTGTTATCATTAATTAAAATTTAAGATAGCACATTGTTGTCGATGTTCTCGAATAGATCGTTCTCGGTGGCAATTTCGCCAATAAAACTGGAATTTGGCAAGTCACCTGCCAGCCCAAACAGAAAACCCGCCTACCTCTCGGCAAGCGGGTTAAAAGCCCCCGGCCATAGACCGAGGGTGATGTGTTAGGCGAATGAGCCGGTTAGTGTTGCTTTATCTTACCAGACAGCCGGCCTTGCACGTCCATTAGGATCATGTTCAGCAAGTATATTAACAGCCCTATGTTGGCCTGCTCAGCCAACAACAGTGCCGCTTTCAAATGATCTTCGATGGCAATCAGCTTTGATCTGTCCATAATCAAATCTCCTAAAGTAACCGCAGATTTGATTATAGTGCAAAACAAAATACATTTCTTTGTCGATTAGACTGCTTGCTGTTGCCCGCGACAACGGGGCATAAAAGCCCGTCACCTCAATCGAGAAAGAGCAAGATGTCTTTTCAATCAGATGATCGCGATGCGGAATACTTCTACTGGCTGGGCAAGTTTATTTTCAGTTTCGCCGGAGTTGAAAGCGGCCTCAACGCGCAGATTTCCCTGTTGACTTTTCAAGGGCTCGCCGAGTCAAAGAATGCCTCAACGCTTCCAAAAGCTCTTATCGGGGTACAAACCATGGAAGCGGCAAAGACAACGTTAAAAAGGGTTCTAAGGGCTCTGTCCTACCCAGAATCCGTAATAGAGGGGCTACAGCCGCTATTCGCGCATCTTGGGCACATCCAAATAATGAGGAATTGCATCGTGCACCTAGGTGCCTGGGGCGAAGGTCCTTATAAGCGGGTACACGATGCGATCAGATCGAGCGATACGGGAGACACATTATATATATCGGTGCAGACGCTTAAGGATATGGTTGATGACCTCGATCGGATTCCCCCGCGTATTTCCTGGGTCATAAACCCCTCTCTTAAGCAAAGCCTTCCCTTGGCGCTAGCAGATCACATCAAGCACGTAATGGGACCCTGGCGGTTCAATCCAACTATTCCGAGGGTACCGCCAGAAGATATTCACGATTTTTGGGCTGAGCTTTTCCCGCCACCACCACTAGATTAAACCCTTACGTCGCGAGCAACGCTGCGACCTCTGGTGCTAGCACCCCGGCTTGAAGCTGATAGGTCAGGCCGGTCAAATGCAGCTTGTCAGAGGCGAAATAGGTTCCGTTGTTGGGATCGGCAAGCTGCGGTATTGCATCATAATCCACGAAACCATCCGCAAACGTAGGATGGTTGGCGCGAATACGTGCGTTAATCGAGTTTCGAGCCGTTTCAGCATTTGCCGTGTACGTTCCATCAATAGCTTGAATAACGATGGTCGAAATGATTACCTTGACACCAATGCTGCGCAACCATGTGCAGTATGCCACGATGGCGTTATAGACGTTATCACCCTTATCGTCCGTAGGAGCCGCCCGGAGGTCGTTGATCCCCGCATTTACGCGGGCAACCCGTTTTGTAATCTCGGGATAGGCGTCCATCAATTCCTTGATACGGTTTCGGTCATTGGGGGAGTTCAGCGCCGTAATCGGGATAGAAGGCTGTCCGCAGTTGAATATGGCAGTATCAGCAGGGCTGCCGAGAATGCCGAATAGCTGATCCGGCTCCGTGGCCGTCATGCCGAGGCCCGCAACATAGGTAGCAACGCTGCCCTGCCCCGCCGTTCTGCTATCTCCGATCATGAAGACGCCCTTGGTCTGGCCAAGCTGCAAGGCGGCGACTGCCTCCAGAGACCGGCCGACAGACGCCATCTCTGCAGCCGTCAGCGCGCGCGGGAAGATGACAACGGCCATGATCTCGCTGTAGCCGTTCCCATTCTCGATAGTGCCGCCTGTGAGTGTGCCAGCGGTCAAGCCGCCGGCTACAGTCTCGATGACGCGGTTATTGTAAAACTTCACATCAGAAGCGCCGCTTGAATAGCCCATGATGGCCACGCCCGATGTCTTTGGAGCGCGGCTCTGGACTTTGGATAAGTTGCCATTGGCAGCATCCAAGATGCGCCCGCCGCCGCCCGCTGTTGGCGTGTCGGGCGTCGTGGTGCCATAGGTCAGCGTTGTACCCAGCTTTATCCATGCGTAGGACGCACGGGCAAGGTGCGGTCTCAGAACCAGAAACACCGAGTGGTTCGCGCGATCCACGGAAAGGCCAGCCGGGATCGGATATTGGATGTTGGGACCGGCAGTAAACGGTAGCGCCGAGCCGGCCAGTTGCGACCGCTGGACGAAAGCCCGCGCGCCTTGCGTGGCTTGCACGAGATCGAAGCCATTGCCGGACTGGTCGATAATGGTATCCGCCCTTGCCGCGACATTCACCCCGCCTACGTATGCTTCGATGGCCGCGAGATCTAGGCGACCGCTCGCATCAAACCCAAACGTCTGTGGCGTGGTCGGATTGGCACTGCGGGCGACCTTAGCCGCGCTCCCAGCCCAACCGGCCAGGCGAGCAGTGCCGGCAAAAAGAAGCGGGGCGACGGGTAGGCTGACGGGAAGCTTTGCGCCCCCAATCACGCCAGCCCCGAAATAACTCGCAGATGCCCTCATGCGCGCAGCACGAGCCGTAGATGAATTTCCTTGTCTAGCCATGCTTTACCCTGCCCGCGTCGCGCGCGGCTTTGATTGATTTTCGACGATGCGGTCCACGCGCAAAGTCATCTTGTCGACGGCGTCCTTCACGGCACCGATAGCGCCCATGATCTGCTCAGTCTGTTCGCGAAGGCCGGACTTTGAAACGTAGGTTTCCGCCACATGCAGGCGGTGAGCAGCGAGCTCTTCCCTCGCAAGGGACGCCATTGCCGAAGCCGCAGATGCGGCGCCAGACGCCTCCATCTTTGCGGCGCTGATCTTCGCGTCGACGTACTTCCATAGGCCGAAGAGGAAACCGAACAGTAGCACGAAGAACCCGCCGACAGCCATGATCTCAGGGCCGGTCATGGCTTCACCCCGCAAAGCTTCATCAGCTTTTCATTCTCGGTGAGGATTTGCCGCTTTGTTTCCGGCGTCAGGCTATCCTCGAATGACGGCCGCACCGGTTGCGCGATGTCGCAGTAATTACCGCTTGTCGCGCATCCACTGAGTAAGACGACGATCAACATCATCGTCGCCAAGATTTTTGATTTCATGCTCGACGTCCCCGGCCTTCTTGATAGCCTTGGCATTCGCCGCAGCCTGCTCGTCCTTCGCCGCGGTGCGCCCTGCCCGCTGGCCATACAAAAAGACGCCCGCGAGGATCGCGAGCGCCGTGCCGATTGCGGCTAGGTAGCCTTTTGCCTTAAGCCAAAGGAGGGTCACACCACCACCTCCTTGCCGCACGAGCTATTCCACCGGCGTGCGATCACATCGCGGTTGCGATAGGCGACATAGCCGACAACCGCCACAAGCACGCCTGCGGCGATCCAGCCCCATGGAAGGCCAGCAATGAAGGCAAGCAGCCCAGAGCCAACCGCAGAGCTAGCGCCCTTCGTGACCACGTCCTTGGCCGCGCCTGCGTCGCGACGAAGCTGTGCGATGGTGGCAGGACCGATGATGCCGTCGGCGATAAGGTGCGGGTGTGCCTTCTGATAGGCGACTACGGCAGCTTTGGTCTTGGCACCCATCCAGCCGTCGATAGCGCCGGGATTGAGGCCAGCAGTCGTGAGGAGCTCCTGCGCTTCCTTCACAATTGGATCTGGTAGAACGGGCGGTTCCGCCGTCACTTCTTTCGTCACGCCAACGCCGGTATAGATGCCCTTCTCGAATAGAAGCGCCTCTTCTTTGCGGCGGCGCACGAGGCCGGGCAGTTTCTTGCCTTTCGCAGTATTGTAGTTGCTCGCGAGATGAGCGGCGGCCTTCTTGATCTGGCCCTTGCGCCAGAGCTGAGCCCACGTCCAGTTCATCGCGCCGACGCCGAGATTGAACGTCACGGATGCAGAAGCGTCCAGCTCATGCTGCTTGCGGTTCTCGGGCGAACCGGCGACGACGGCAGGTACGTACTCGGCAGCAAGAACAGCGTCGAGGATAACATCGCTCTGCGCTGCCGTGATCTTGGTCTTTCCTGGCACAAGCTTCGTAATGCCGATTTTTGCGAGCTCACGACGAACGGAGTCGCTGCCCATTGTGAAGCCAGTACCGATTGTCGGAATGCCGACGGGGTCGAGGTAGCAGGTAAGTGGATTGCCCTCGTGCAGGCGCACGAAAGCCCTCCCCTGTGTGGAGATTTTGGTGATTGGCATTTGGGAATCCTGATTTTTACGGGTTGTTTCTCGCCCCAGAACAGAGGCGAGTCGTTCATCTGCGGTTCATGCGACCGAGGCCACCTTGCGCGTGGTCGCTCCGCCAAGCGACCTGACAGAGGCCCGCAGCTGCCCCCCGGCCCTGCGGGCCTCTATTTTTATCGGTCGCGAAAAGTTGATCATCGCGAACTCCTGAGAATGCAGGCTTCTCTGAATGATGGGTAACTTCTGAGATTGTACGCATGTGGCGACGGCTTTAAAAACGCCGCTGTCGCGCGTCCCCTGAAACAGGCCGCGGCATTGGGGTCCGCTGCTTGGCGGAGCTGCGGGCCTCTATTGTTTCTACGCCTTATCTTGGGTTATGGGTGCCGCTTAAACGGCAATACAAAAGGGCCGCCGAAGCGAGCCCTTTCTGTCATCAGTTTTGTGTATCACTCCCCGAAGAGCGCCTTGGCCGCATCACGCAACCGCTCAGGCAACCGTCGCTTCACTGGCGGAGGCACAGGATCGGGGATCATCTGCGGCTCTTCCGATTCCCAGAAGGAATTGTCCCAATCCGGTGGTCCAAACGCGATGATGTCATGATTGTCACCCCATCCGCGTTCTTGATAGTGGTGAACGCGAACGCCGGGGATCTTGAAGATAATCTCCAGAAGCGTGCTTGGCCGAGTGACTGAAAGGCCATAGCTGCCTTCAATGAAGTCGTGCGACTGGCTGGGGTGATAGTCGGTGTACCCGTAGCCGGTCCTGAGATACTGATCCATGATCACGGCCCATCGGTCTTTGTCGACGTATGGGGTATGGTAGTGGAGCTTCGGAGCAAACCGGCCATGGAAGGTGGCCACAATAATCCCGTTCTCGGTCAACTGCTTCGACATAAACGTAAGCCACTTCTCCGTGATTTCACGCGAGGTATGGGTAAACAGGCTGCCGATCCAGATCAGGTCGTACTTGGTGTCAAATTCAACAGCGGTTAGGTCTTCTTGAGACATTATGGGTCTGGCGCCAAAGTTGTTGGCACAGAACTCAACGCCTTCCTTGTCCAGATCGCATGCGTCTATGCTTGCCTCGGGGAACAGAGCTTTTAGATGCCGAAGTACCCTGCCGTGACCACAGGGCATGTCCAAGACAGTTTTTACTTCAGTTAGTCGACTGGAATAAACGGCGGCGACAATTGCCTCCACCGCGGACGCACCAACCCAAATATAATTTGGACCAGCCATCGTGTCTGTCGGGGACATTGTGCCGTCCACGTCCGAGACGTCATAGGAGAGCATCTGCTTGATCAAACCAATCGGCTTCAGCCGCTGGGAGGGATCTTTAGGGTCGATTTCTGCCATAGCGCACCTTACAAACTGTAGTTGCATGCAATTCGACTTCTATCGATCTATCCTATCTTGCGTTGTATGTCGACAATGAGAAAGAATGTGGTTCTGCTCTACGTGTTTAAGTCATGACCGCTTCCGCCGACATCGCGTCAATCTGCGCTTCAGTCAGACCGAGCGCGGCAAGCGTTTTCGTGCCGATGGTGCCGGGAATGCCATCGGCACCAGTATGCCCGACATCATAGCCGAGCGAAATCAAGCGCTGCTGTACCTCGCGTACAGTCGCCATGATGTTCTTCTGATTGTTGGTTATGGTTGCCGAGTCACGCTACCGGCCAAGAGATGGGGGCAATCTCGCCCAGGAACTGGTCGACGGTAGGCTGTGGTCGCTGGCCTGCCTGAACTTTCGCAAGCTCACCGTAAGCGTAAAACCAGACGTTGTCGCGCCACACGACGAAGGCCTGAGCCTCTGCCGCCCATTTGGGCTTTGTCGACGCGGTGTAAGATGCGAGCGTCACGCCATCCCGGAATTGCTTCTCGCGTGCAGTGCTGTCGACAAGGTTCTGGATAGCGTTTTCATAGTCGGTGATGGTTGGTGATGACGGCGGCTGGTCCGGTGGCAAGAACGACCCGTCCTCCTGCCGAATAAAGCCGCCGAATACACCGGTGGCAACCTGAACCCATTCGGAATCGTCCGAACGGTCTTCAAAAGAGATGGTGTCAACTACACCATCAATAACCAAAGCGAATGGCATTACACCCTCCTGAGGTAGACAGAGGAATAGATTTCGGTGGAGCCGTCACCAACGTACCCCCCAAGACCATTGGTGGCCGCAGCGACGGCGGCATACATGTCCAACCGGTAAGTTTTTCCAGCGACAAGCCGAGCGTAACCGACAACATTGTAGGAATTGGCCTGAACGTAACCGACGCCAGAGTAAGCAACTACAGCGCTATCGGTGACATTGTAGATGCGACCTTTCAGACCTGTGCCAGTCGGATGGTAGGCGTTGGTGATGTACTCACAATCGCAATCGAACGCGACGGTGAACTGGTTTGATGCGAGCGTTACAAGGTTGTTCGGATCGAACACCTCTGTGTTCAGAGTCCTTGTCTGCCACCCAACCACAGATGTGCCACCAGACACTCCGGTAGCCTTTTGATCTTGCAAGAGAGCGGAAGCAATCCGAGCCGGTACGTCCGATGTTTTAACGATATCGGATATCAAAACTCCGCTATCAGCCAGCGTCTTCCCGCCGGTCCCACCGAACGCGGCAAGCCTGTTATTTACAGAAGAAGCGGGGCCGGTAACGTCACCTTCGGTGATGCCCCAAGCGCCCCAAGTCCAGTCAACGCTAGCGCTGGCCCTATTGCCAACTCGCTTGTAAGCAACCCCCGGTGTTGTGCGAAAGATTTGTGTGACATGCGTCGAGTATCGCGGGTAAATTTCGACATAACCTGCATGTGTCGCAGGGTTCCCAAGAGGGCCATTCGCATAGCTGCCGGTCGTGGTGTAGACCCCGCCAACAGTGAGGGTATTGAAATCACCGTCTGACAGTCCGACCCCGGCAGTCGAAGGGGTCGGTATTGTCCCGCCAAAGACAGGACCAAGCGAAGCTAATGCCTCAAGCGTTGTGAGCGCCTTCGTCAGAAAACCACTCGTACCGCTGAAGCCAACGAAGGCGTTAGCGACCACGGTTGCGCCGGGACCTGAAAGGTCGCCGTCAATGCGTTTCCATGAACCCCATGAACCGGAATTTCTGGCCCTACGCCATACGTTTCCGTTGGACGCTCTCACGTATATCTGTACCGCTCCAGAATTGGTGCTGTACATTCCGACCGAGAGCATACCCGCAGAAGCCTCTGGGATACCCGACGCTCCACTTGCGACCGCGTAGTTTCCGCTCGCCAGCACCGTATCCGCGTCTGCGATTGTAGGAGAGAGTTCCCTCAACCGCGCCGGAAGAGCGGTATCTGAAACCACTCCCGCACTATCTGATGCAATTAAGCGGGACCAAGAACCCCATGCACCACCCGCCAAGCTTCTAACCCAGACATCACCATTGCTCACGCGAGTGTATATCTGGACGAGGTTCGTAGCGTTAAAGGTAGCAACCGTGATTGATCCAGTGGCCGCCACAGGGATGTTCGCCGCATTGCTCGCAACGCCGTAGACGCCGTTCGTAATAGCAGTGTTTGCATCGGTGACCGCAGTCGACAAATCCCTCAACCGTGTCGGCAACTGCGCATTCGGGATCACGCCAAGAGCGCCATATGCCGCCGAGCTATTGAGGGCGGCAATCAGTGATTTGCCGAGAGGCGATAGATCGGCAAGCGCCGCCGCGCCATTCTCATCAATCGTCAAGGCCTTGTTCGGCGCAGCGGTGAGCTGGGACACGCCGAAAAGAATGCCGCCAGACAAAGAGCCTAGAACCCGACGCAACGCTTCCACCGCGATGACATCAGGATTTGTCAGCTCGATGCGGTATGCAGCATTCGTTTGCGCAGGACCTGGCCAATTATCCTCAAGCGTCAGCTGCGTATTGCTGTCGACCGACGCGATAATGATCGGACGGCCAACATGGATGCCGAACTTGTCGCCGGCCTTGATAGCCGTCAGCCCACCGACGACAGAAAGCCAGTTCGTGCCGGTACCGGTCACGGTCTTTGAGTTGACCGCAACCGTCGCCGTACCGGTGTTGTAGTAAGCAACGCCCGCCATTATTCGGTTTCTCCGTCAATGGTATCGCCTTCACCGCGCGCAACACGCAGATCGGCTTCGAGGCCGCTGATTTTTTCGAGAAGGATCTGGTTTTCCGCCTTCTGGACTGCGAGGCATTGGCCAAGGAACAAATTGCGCTGTTTGAAGAACTCTTCGCGCGCGTTCGCTTCTTGCAGAGCGACCAGAGGGTCGATCTGCATTGTGTTGCCGGATGTCATGGGATTTCCTTGTGATTAGCGCCGAAGAACCATGGCGATAAGGCGGGCCGAGGTTGTTAGGTTTACCGCCGCGAATCTGCTTATTCTGAATGTAGTTTGAGTCCTCCCCGAAGGAGGCACGAAAACTCGGAAGGAAGACGCTGAAACAATATCGTTATTGTTGACCCCAGGGTTTACTGACCCAATCGACCCGACAACCCCCCCGTCGGTATCGTTGTTTATGTCGTAGCGAATTTGCGCACCGATCTGGTTATTTGAGGTGACGAGTTCGCTGGAATAAAAAAGGTATATCCTCGGAGCCCCGGCGCCATGGTTCACAACCAAGCTTTGCGGCGTGCTGCCAGACTGCGAAACTTCAAACGCATCTGAAATAGCACCAGAAGCAATATTCGACGTGCCAACCTGAAGATTCCCAACAATCGCATTCTCAATATTGACATTGCCCAACTCACCAGACAGCGCCGACAGGCTATTGACGCGGACGTCATCGAGGTAAAGCACCCCACCCTGAAAGACGAAGGGTCGCTTCAGGGTGGACGGCGTGTCGCCGTACATCAATATCTGCGCTGCCTGCATGATGAGGCGCGTAGGGCTTGAGGTGCTGGATGGGACGTCCAGCATGAGCGCAGCAGAGCGATAAGACCCGTCGTTCACCGAAGCGACAATGCCATACCTTGCCGCATATCCTGACGGGCCAGCGCTCGCTTCCCACTTCACGTTGACCTGGGCCGAGTTGCCGCCCAATGCCGCCGTGAGCGTGTCGGTCCGCGTTGCCAATGCAGATGTTGCATTGGCAACCACGAGAATATCTGACGAAAGCCCAGCTGTGGCAGCGCCGAACTCGACTTCGATCTCATCAACTCTGCCTGCCAACGCCTGATTGGCATCAGCAACAGCGATGACTTGGCTGGTAAGGCTGGCGATAGAGCCGTTAAAGGTGACCTCAAGGCTGTCCATCCGCGTTGCAACGGCCTGTGTGCCATTGACTGCTACCTGTACCTGACTGGTGAGGGACGCTACGTTCTGATCGACACTGACGGCCAGCTCTTCGAGTTTGGTTCCTACGGCTGCCGTTTCGCTTACGGCAACCTCAATCTTTTCGTTGTAATCCGCCCGAGCATTGCCAAGCGCCACAGATAGGCTGCGACGGATGGATTCGCTATGCTCCATTGCAACGACAGGCAGTTCAAGCTGTGAGGCAGTGAGCGCCTGTATCCGGTCTTTAGCCGATCTCGCGTTATCGTAGAGCCAGGATAACTGCTGATCCACGCCGGAAAGATCGACATCGACGAACACATCCTTGTCGGAAAGCAGGACGTTCGGTGTAATGACCGGGATAAATCCAGACCAAAGAACAGGCCTATCGCCACCGGGAATATACCGACCCCGAACGACGTAGCTTTCGTTTGGCAATAGGCTCTGCGAGATCAGCATTGAGCCGACTTGCGGCTGGTCGGTACGACCCTCGCTTACCTTTTCAAGCGTGGCTTGAAGCCGGACCTCATACTCAATGCCAATGACATCATCGAGGCGACCGTCGCTATTATCCCACGTCAGCCGGATGGCAGGGCGCCTATCGTCACCCGCCGCGTCTTTGATTGTGGCCGGTTCAGCGAACCAATCAACAATCGCCTGCGGCGTCGGTCGAATGACCCCAATCTGCCCGTCAACAGGAGGCTTGAAATCGGCGTTCGTGTTCCAGTCGTAATCGGCTGGATCAACCTCGGTGATGTCGACCATCACATCGAGGTTGGCGCGATCGGCCACGCCATCGAGGCGCATGAGCTTGGCGACGTAGCCGTTACGCTCTGACGTCCACGAGAACACCGTCCCCGGAGTCGCGTAGGCCCAGAAGCGCGGAGGCAGAACAATCGTGTGCCTGCGGAAGCGTCGGGCCTCTTCGAGCGCCGACCTCATCAGCCGCTGTACCTGCTCCGCATAAGGAACAAAGTTCAAATCGACGTCGGCCATCAGACGGCGATTGCCGTCGATCGCTTCAAGGTCAGTCCGATAGAGCGGCGGCGCAGTCTTTGATACCCAGCCGTCTTGCGAAGAAGGATAGTTGGCTGAAACGCCGTTTATGGTGTCCGCCAATCCAAGGAACGGCGTGAACTCCTGCTCTTCAGTCGACAGGATATCGTCGTCGGTGAATGCGATAACCGGAGCATCCGGAGCACCAGAATGCAGGTAGTAGACGCCACCAACTTCCGAAATCTTGCCTTGGCAGGCTGTGAGCAGCGCCTCAACGGCAGACGTCAGTGGTGCATCAACCTGAACTTCCCCACCGCTCCGATAGGTGTTAACCCATCCCGTGGATTCCAGCGTGCCGGCCCGGTGCTTCTCGATCTGCGCAATCCACGCCAAAGCAGGAAGGCGCGCCGCCGCCATGTTCTGCAGGCCGTAAAACCACTGGCCATTGTAGCTGATACCGCGCAGCAGATTGTAGATCTGCACCGCCGGCAGGAAGTCGCCGTCGCCGCCCCAGGTCGCCGGATCGGCATAACGATGGGTACCGACGCCGCCTTGCGTGCTGTCCCGAGAGATATCGTAGAGGCGTATACCTTCAAGGACAAACTTGAAGGACGGCACACCCGAGAACATGTTCTTCGAGACGCGCGCCGTGACGATGGCGTAAGCAACGCCGCGCCCAATTCGGTCAGGGTTCCACCATCTGTTGCCGTTCGATACCGAGGTGAACAGGAAGCTGTCCGCCGTCGTCTGCGTGCCGTCGTAGAACTTGACCCAGAGGCTGTCAGGATATTCGTTGACGGCATAGCCACGATCCGTCAGCCCGCCGAGCGTTGCACGCTCGCCATTGACCCAGACTTCAGCAAGGCCACGGATCGGCATATCCGACAATGCAATGACCTGCGTCAGGTAGGCGTTCGGCGTGTCGCCATCCTGTCCCCACGTGTTGACAAAAACAAGCGAGCCAGCTGTGGCGGTGCGGCCCAGAATGAAGGAACGCGAAATATCGCCGCCGCCTTGCAGTGTGCCGTTGATGGAGAAAGTCGGGTCTTTGGGTTTGCCAGCGAGCGATTGGGCAAGAAGGCTGACGCCGACACCTACTGCGGCGTTGAGCACGAAAGCAGCTGCTGACGTGAAAAACCCAGCCGCGGTACTTAACGCAGAGGCAATGCCTGCCGACGTGAAAATAGCCATCGATTTTCCTTGGGATGCGCTGCGCTATCCGCGCGCGTAGCCGCTAGAGCGGCTTCATGAAGTGTGTTTCGACAGCGCTGTAGCCGCGCCGCTCGTAGAGGCGGGAGACGTCATTTGTGGTCAGAGACGCCATACCGACAGAGACGCAGCCGACCGATCGCGCCCACACCTCATAGGCATCGAGCATCTTGATCGCGCCACGTCCGCGGGCCTCTGGCGTCACAAACCAGACCGTTTCCTTGGCGATGCGACCAGCGCCGAACGGGTGATCAAAAGCACAAGCCATCAGCACTCCCTGCGCAGGGTTGCCGGCTACAAGCACGCACGCCATCGGCGAAGCCAGATGCTCCTGAAAAAGCCGATCGGCGTAAGCTGCTTGGAACGCAAAGGTGAAGCCGGCCGCTTCATGGCTCTCTCGTAAGAGCACAACCACGCGGTCGCGGTCCTTAGCTGTGGCGGGGCGGACGTCAGTCACAGAGGTATCCAAGTTTTCATCCGTCTGATCATGCGAATGTTTGCTGACGTCACGCCAAATCGGCGGGCCACATGCGGGTTTGGTTCCGAAGATTCTCTGATCTCGGAAACATCATCCCACGTCAGCTTGCGCAGGTGCGATCGTTCGCCCCTGTTGTGAGTTCCGTGGCACTCACGGTCGCGCTGATTTTCGGTTGGAGTAGCCCAGCGCACGTTCTCGGGCGTATTGTTTGTAAAGTCGCCGTCATTGTGTGCGACCATGCTTTTCTCAGGCGTCGGCCGCGGCCCATTGAACGCTGCGCAGACGAGCCTGTGGACATATGCCTTGAATGACCTACCTTCGGCTTGCATGCGGACTGTCGCGTACCCATCACGGTATTCAAACTTCATGATGGCGCCGCGGCGGCGAACTGTGGTTTTCCTCCCGTCGCCGTAATCACGCGATACTGTCCGATCTACGGATCGGACGCGCCCCAGGCTCGAAACCTCGTAGAATCCCTCAAAGCCGCAGACCGGCAGCCAAGCCTCAGCCATCCAAATCTCCTCTAAAATATACCTAAAAATTTGCGGCGCTTCGGCTGCGTGGCTACCTTGCCCTTTTCAGAGCCCCAGAAGAACTCCCACTCGGACGAGGTGTCAGCATCGGTGTAGAATGCATCGCCGGCCTGTCGCAGCACCTGCGTGGCGTGACTGCGTGTAGACGGGTTGGAGCGCGTCATCTCCTGGGTGTGGCTGGCGCACACCATCGTCACACTACCCTCTTCGTTCTCAGAGGGTGTGTTGATCGTGATGGTGTCGACGAAACCGACGAAACGACATTCGGCAGGCGCGACCATCTGGCGACTGTCCGGATCAAACAGTCCTCGGTAAATCTCGACACGTGCCTGCTTGCAGTCGTACAGACGAACCAGCGTCTGAACGTGCTCGCTCACCTGTGACAGGCGGATGTTGACGTTCTGAACCGACAGGTTGGCAACCAGAGGAATGTCATCGATCTGGACAAGCGTGCCGGAGCCGTACCAGTCACGAGTGACCGGCAAGCCTGTATCCGGGTGGACGATGGCGGCCGACACGTTACCGACGTCCGACCACATGCCATCAGTGACGGGCGCACCGGTCGCTCGATCGCGCGCAACAAACCAGAGGAAGTCACGCGCCACCAGCTGCCGCGCCTCAAGCGCAGCAAGGTTTTCTGCTGAGATGTTTCTCATTGATTTCCTGTGGGGATCTGGCGCCAAAAAGCCACCCGGGGTGGCCTAGACACAGACTTAAAGTTGAGCATAATCCCGCTACTGCTGGGGGAATATTGTGCTTTCGTGACTGCGCTCGAGTATCGAGAAGCAACACCGACATGCCATTTTTACCGGACAGAGCTGTAAGCTTGTGAATTCAACAAGTGCGATGGGAACCGCGCAGTGGTGATTGAAAAGTCTGTCTTGGAGTATGAGAAAAGGTTTATGGCGGTGTCGCTTACCACGTTCGCGGCGGCATATTTCGGGGCATTGGTTGCTCCCCTTTTTCTCGCGAAGAAGGTGGTCGATTTCAATGCTGCCGACTATTGGTTAATTTGGCCCGTCAATTTGTACTACATTAGCCAGATCGAAGCCCACTTTGGCAGCCTCAACGGGTGGAATACATTTTTACTTTCCAACTACATCGCAAGTTCCCTGATGATTTGCAGATTAGTCGCCTTGCTTGTATTGGAATTGAACAGACCCAAGCACACGTTCAACTGGGGAGTTTCCGGCGTTTACGCAATGATCATTCCACTGGTGCTTATTGGTCTACTTCTACCATTCGGCGAGGGGCGGCGCAGTCGCGCTCTCACGTTTTATGACGGTCCGTTTGGCAGTTCGATGAAGACTACACTCATCCTCTCATTCTTCTACTTCAGCATTACCGATCCCCTTGTGAAGTTCATAAGCTGGATCAAGTTCACTGTATTCAGCAGGCAGGAGCCGGAAATTTCATGAAGTGCTTAATCGTCGCGCTATCGGCTGCGTGCCTGACCGCCTGCCAACAGGGCCCGATCGTGAAGTCAGAGCCGTTCGATTGGAGAAAAGCGGTCAGCAGGAATGCCGAGCGCGCTTGCCGTGACAAGAAGGGCACCGACCTCTATGCGAAGTGTTATGACCGCGAGGTCGCCAAGGGTACGCGTGAATCGAAGATGATCGCCGCGCATTTCGGGGTGAAGATTCGCTGATCAGGTTACAGAGATCTACCGGGCTTCAATCGCCTGAAACGTGACAGTGCCACGACCCGTCGCCATATCGGCTGTTGTCGAGATTGAGCCAGGCACGATCGCCATGATGCAGGACGGCTTCACGAGCGTAGCAGCGACAGGCGCCACCACTCCCGGCCATATGTGCGGGCGAACCTCAAACTGCGTTGTCACGCCGCCACCGCTGGCCGTCACGGGTTCCATGACCATGTGCAGGTCTTTGTTGCCGATCTGGATGTAATCGCCGACTGAGACCTTGTAGCCAGCGGGTAGGCCCGAGAGAGAAATAGCCTTGCGGTTACTCGCAATCGTGGCCACCTGCCCCACGCCATCGAAAGCGCTGCCCGTGGGCCAACTACCGTTCGGATAGGCAACCGGGAAGCATCGAGGCTTTGGAAAGGCGCGAAACGTCTTGAGACCGTTTTCCAAGCTCGTGAGCCGCGCACGCCAATAGTCCAGCTGGTTCGGTTTCATCGATCGCGACTGCGCTGTCATCTGCCAGAGCGGCGAGCCCATATCCTTGACGACGGTCTGCCCCCCTGCCGTGCGCGACTGTTCTTGCCGCCAAAGCAACTGAAAGTCGGTCGACCAGCCTGGGAACTCGTCGAAGAAGGAAGTTGGGAGCGGGTATGTGATTGTCATTGTGTTTCCGCCGTTAATGGGCCGCAAAGGAACCAAGCCCGCGACTGCGCATTTTCCCACCGGTAATCAACAACCGGAGGAAACCCATGAAAACGCTTGCGGACATTTTCGAGCACACATTGCAGGACGTCTACTATGCAGAGAACGCCATTACCAAGGCGCTGCCCAAAGTCGCAAAGGCTGCGCAAAGTGCAGAATTGAAGAAGGCCGCCGAGGATCACCTCGCCGAGACGAAGGATCAGATCAAGAAGCTTGATCAGGTCTTCAAATCCATCGGTAAAAAGGCATCCGGTGAAAAGTGCGATGCAATCGAAGGATTGATCAAGGAAGCGGAAGGCCTCATGGAAGAAGCAGAAGGAATAGCGCTTGACGCCGGCCTTCTTGCTGCTTGCCAGGCAGTCGAGCATTACGAAATCGCCCGCTATGGTTCGCTGCGCGAATGGGCTAAGGATCTCGGCCACGATGAAGCACACAAAATCCTGAGCGAAATCCTCGATCAGGAGAAGGCCACTAACAACAAGCTCACCAACCTTGCTGTGACGTCGATTAATAAAACGTCGGCCGCTAAGAAGGCCGCTTAAGATAGTTTGCAAAGGCCTCCCAGAAATGGGGGGCCTCTTCTTTCAGCCGAACATCGCTCGATGCAATGCATTCAGTCACGTGGCTTTCATTTTACTCGACTCCCGATTGAGTCCGTGTTTTTTTGCGCTGGGTTTACGAGGCAACGCATGACAACAACACTCATCGTCAGCACGAACCGATGACATGGGGGCTACAGTGAAACGAACTACATTGCTTATAGCGTTAATGGCTTTGGTTGGATGTCAGACTGCGGAGCAAAAAGAGCTTCCAATTGACACCCAAAAGGCGATCTTGAAGAAGGCAGAGCGTACGTGCCAAGCCTATAAAGGGAGGCAGATCTACTCCACTTGTCTTACTATAGAAGGCCGGCGAGACATCTATCTGGCGTCCGAGAAATTAAAGGCTTCGCAGTCTGGGAAGCGATGATGCAGATGACGTAAACGATCGATAGCCTGCAGAACTGCATATGAGAAAGGCGGCTTGCGCCGCCCAACTCACTTTTGCAAATATATCACTGCTACGGTGACACCTACCGATCACTTGTAAGCCTGCCAGCGTTTACCACCAAAGGAAGTATCTGTGCTTGTATCGACGGCTGTAGTTCGTCAGCATAAATCCCATTCCATTCGGGACTGAATATGTCAAAAATGTAATCCTCAGTGAGGTTTCCTGCCCTTTGAGCGCTAATAGAGTGGCTCAATGCTCCAAGTTTGGATTGCGCCTGCCGGTATATGTAAGACAAGTTGAATGATCGATCTGTTTCAGAGCCATCGTGATTACGGCGGTATCTCTTCATTACCCATTCGGGATTGTCCCGAAAATCTCTATCGTCGGGCCATTTTGCTTTGCCGGTCAAATAGAAATTGGCGCATACCGGAAACAATAATGAAACATCCATGGGAATCTTGTGGGGCCAAGATACAGCAGCGTTTTCGATGATTTCCATTACTTGGAAGATTGCCCTTAAATCGAAACCCATGGCCCGGCATCCTGTCCATATTGCCTCGTCTAACTTGTTTAGAGGGGCTCGTATTTTTCCAGCAGGTAGACCATCGCATAGGGACTTTACGAGTTCTTCAATCGAAGGTTCCTCAAAAACATACGTGCGGTCGAAGAACCGTTTTAGATAGCTGAATCCATCAAATCCGACGCCGTAGGCGCCAGCGATAGAATGTTTCAATTGGTCCGAGTTCGTAGCGAAAACAAATACAATGCCATCTACGTCGAAGAGATGCTTAACGCGCTCCAACAGTTGCACTGCATAACTTGGCCGGCACCTATCCAGTTCGTCAACAAGAATGAAAATTGGTTTTCTTTCCTCACCACCCAGCTCCTCTAGAATTTTCTCCAGTCTTTTTCGAAAATCCGCGGTGGCTTTCTCGGTCGTTTGAAACCCCTCAATCATCGCCTCAAGTGTCCCATCAAACAACTTCTCGAGTTGTTCGCTGACCACCTTACCTCCTTCTTCCACAGCCGTTTGCGCCACATCTCCGGAAACAATGTCACCCAAATCATCAAGAGATACTCCGGTATGTTTTTTTATCAGGCCTTTGGTGACTGCGCCCGCAACACGTAGCGCGATCGCACCACCGCTGGATTTTGCTTTCTCCCAAGAAGACTTAAGTTTAGTTTTCTTGACTGTGTAAGGGAGAAGAGCGGTATCGATTGCCGCCATAATCGCGACGTAAGGGTCTTGAGCGTGGTCATCTTTCCAGGCATTTATACGCACAACGATATGTTCATGTTGCTCGAGGTCTTCGGCAAAACCATCAAGGAAGAAACTCTTTCCGCCCCCCCAAACAGAGTCCACATTCAACACGTATGATCCTGGCCGGTCCTGCTCCCGTCTTTTCGCCACTTGACCAACCAAATAATTATACAAAAACTCTGCGTCTTGCTTGCGACCCAGCTTGTCTTTTTGCCAACAACTCACTGTTTGATTCATGATTTCCGACTCCTTAACAGGATGAGTGAAATCAAAAAATCACGCCCAGAGCGAGTCCAAATATCGACTCTTGCGTGTGGCTGTGTTTATTTTCGCATTCGGGTAATGAGGTAGAAATTCACCAGCGCAATCGTCATGTTGACGGTGCTGATCACGATGAATGCTATCTCATAGGTCATGTGGGGCATCCTTGTGAGTGAGAAAGAATTTATTGAAAACGGACCGGTTGATCCCGATCCGTTCATAATCGCTGGACTAGTAATCTCGGCTGTGGCCGCGCTGGGAACGTTAGCGCAAGGGGTTGCGGCGTTATCGGCTAACCGTCCGATTCCATCCGTTGCGCCACCGTCAGCTCTACTGGAAGACGTTCTCCGAAGAAGTCTTTCCGATGCCATTAGAGACACTGAGGACCTCATACGTCTACTCGCGCGTCAGAATATGCCTATTGGAATAGATCAGCCGGTATTGGCAGGAGAGTTCCGGTTCGGAAACCCTATGCTTCTCGAAATGCGAGACTTCATCCAATTTCAGGATGTCTTTTCTCGAATTTCATCATCCGCAAAAATGGTCAATGAAGACGTTTTGACTCTGCTTAGGACTAGACCAGCGAGAGCCCAAGAGCTTGGGATGATGATGAACATGGAAGGTCTGAACCCTACCCAGAAAATCAACGAATACTACCGGGGCGTCCTCTCGATTGGTCAGGTTTTGGATTCTGCGCTTGAATCTCTCAAAGCATACCAGCGCCTACTAGATCGTCTGAACTTCAGGAACTAATTCGCCAGATGAGCGGCGAAATAAGGATAAGTGACGATGGACGACAAAGAAATGAAACTCCTTCTGGAAATAATGTTCCGCAAGGAGCGCCTAAACGACCTGTTTTTGCAGAGACTCGTCCAGCATCTTGCTTTCGTAGTTCCAGAATTTAATGGGCAAGCGTTTCTTGACACACTTTACTTGCAGCTCGAACATCTACAGAGCCCAGACCAATCTGAACATGCGGAGAGCATGCTCAGATATTGGAAACACAAGTTGGAACTAACTGAAAAAGCGTTGGTCGACGCTCAAGAGATGAAGGCTTCAATCTGAGCGACGAAGAGCCTTCAATCGATCTAGAAAAAAGGTGCTGCCGCCTCACCCCAACTTCACGTTTCGTTTCTGAGCCGACCGAACAGCCGCTTCAACGCGGCTTTGCAGCTCGCCCTGCATCTTGGCCAACGCCTTTTCCTGTCTCGCGACGGCTTCAACAGATGCGCCGCGGTTGTCGACGACTGGATTGAAGTTGACGACGACGCCAGCTGATTGTGCGGACATTGACCGTAAGCTCGGCACACTCGGAACAGATATCCCTACTGCGCCGCCATTGGCGTAGCCTTTGAGATTGCGGCGCATAGCCTCCATAGCGGCAGGACCGCCGGCAGCCTTAACCGCCGCTTGGTCAAAGACATATTCGCCTTTGTGCACGACGCCGGCGGGCTGGTACTTGCCTCCGTCGCCGGTGTAGCCGCCTTCAGCGAATCCTGAAAATAGCTTGGTGAGCCAACCTCCGCTGCTTGTGGCTTTCGACCCACCCATGAGGGCATCGAAAGCGCTGTTCAGCACCAGATCAGCTAACTTGTTAAGCAGCCCAGAGAGCGCCTCGCTCAAGCTCTGCGCTCCGGTGATAACGTCCGCAAAGCCCGTTCTGGCGGCGTCGTAAAACTCTTGAGCTGAACTCTCGGCGCGCTGCTGAGCCTCTTCGACCTGTCTAAGAGCGTCGGCCTGCTTCGCGTACGCGGAAGAAACTTCATCAATAGTCTTCTTCTGTTGCGCCGAGAGCTGGATATTCTCCAGATCCTTCTGCCCCTTCTTCCTCGCCTCCTCGCGAAGATCAGCTAATGCGCGCTGCTCAAGATCCAGCGCTAGACGGCGCTTCTCCTGCTCTTGGTATGACAGGCTTACCGTCGACTGCTCCTGGATAAGGGCTGCCGTCCTGTCTTTGATGGCCTGAATATCTTCGCGGAAGCGATCGTCAGCAGTCTTCTTTGGTACTTTGGACTTCTCGGCAGGTGCTGCGCCAATGCCCGCGCCAAAACCAGTGGTGTTGCTGGTCGGTTTTTCTTTGCCAGACTCGTAGCTCTCGAATTGAGTGTTGATGCCCTCAAGGTCTTTTAGCTGCTTGTCTAGCTGGTCGATGAGCTGTTGACGCTCTTTCACGACCGGGTTTTGATTTACGGTGTTATCGACGTCTGTAGCCGCAGGAGCCGGATACAGCGACATTGACGGATTGACTTCATCGCGAACGATAGAGGCGGCAAGCGCCTGTTCTGCTTTCGCTCGCTCAAGCGCGGCCTTCGCAGCCTCAATGTCAGATGCTATTTTCGTACGCGTCGATGCGACAGCTGACCCATTAGCATAATCCAGATTTTCAATGTGGAACTTGAGTTCGTTGACCGCTTCTCCGTGGACTTTTGCCGCTTTCTCCGCATCAGATTGAGCATCGTAGAGTTGATAGAGGGCATACGAGGCAAGAAGGGCTGCACCAGCAGGACCGCCCACCAGTGCCAGCGCTCCACTCAATAGCCGCATTGCTCCAGCGGTCGTTGTGGCGACAATTCCCGTCGCCGCGATCGCCGCGTTGGTGGCGGTCTGCGCAGCCATTACTTTAGCGTTTGCCCCGACCATACCCGCCTGAGCAACTACCATCGCCCGAGATGCCTGCTGGACGCTCAGACCCAAAGCTGTGCCGTTGCGCGCAGCTACCAATGCCGTCTGCGCATACTGTAGATTTGCAGCTGCTGATGCCTGTATCGCTTGAGCAGATGCGAGAGCGGTACGCGCGCTCTCGACGGATGCAACACGCTGAGCCGTATTGGCGGCAACCATCTTGTACGTAGCTGCAACTGCCGCATTCGCAGCATTACCTGCGTAGTTCACAAGGAACGCGCCAGCCATGATAATCGCGGCATCGGCGACGGCACCAATGTTGTTGGATAGAAGGCCAAGGGCTTCGTTTAGCTTTGCAGATGCGCCGAATGCAGAGTCTGATCCGCCGACATACTCCATCATCTGGTTTTTCAGCCGGGTGAAGGCGTCACCGATGGTAGCGTTAGTCGCTGCGAACTGAGCTTCGATTGGTTTTTGTGCATTCAGGATTGCCTTAAAAACTCGGTCAGAGGTCAATTTTCCCTCGGCGCCGAGCTCTTTCAGCCCAGAGATTGTGGTCTTAAATTCCTTCGCAATCGCATCCGCGAGGATCGGGGCGTTTTCTCTAAGTGATCGAAGCTCGTCGCCCTGAAGAACACCGGATCCGAGTGCCTGTCCCAACTGCAGGATACCCGCTGCTTGCTCCGAAGCAGCCGCACCTCCTGCTTTAAATGCCTTTGCAACAACGCTTGTCGCAGTCGCAATTTCGTTCTCATTCTTGGCGACATTAGATGCAGATCGAATAAGACGCGCATAAAGGTCGGCATAGTCACCGAACGCTGATCTCGCTTCGTTTGCGCCATCCTTCAGCTGCGAAAGAGATCGCGCCTGCACACCCGCAGACTGGGCTGCTGCGTTAATCTTGTTGCCAGCCTCCGTCCATGCGTCCGCATATTGCGCAATTTCACGCGTGCCGAGTGCGGTTCCAATGCCTGCAACAGATCCAGTCAGCAGTCCGCGAAACGATGCATTAATGTTGGAATTCATCTTCTCAAACCGGCTCTCGATAGCCCGAGCCTGCCGGTTGGTGATCCCCTGCGCACGATTTAGCGCGTTCTGATAGCCCTTTACGTCAGCAGAAAGCTGAACGACAAGGCGTTCCAAGTCTGTTGCCATTTAGGATTGCGTCCTGATATTGTCGCGGCAACCTAGGGAGGCCACATTGAAGCTAAGGCAGAAGTTCACTCGTGTTGGAAAGTTTGGGGTGGCGCTTTTTTTTATCGGCCCGTGTGTCGCGCTGGGAACGCGAGAATGGCTGACATACACGCTCGCATCTTTGCGCGGTAATATTCGGTCTGTGAGTGAAATTCCCGACGTTACTCTCTACCACGTCATAATCACGATCGGCGTCTCGGCATTTCTAGCTTCGATACCGATGATGATGATTGGGCGTGAGTATGTTGGCGAGGAGCAGCCACGCGACAACGGTATGTGGCGCTAGCTACCCCTGCACCCAATCCCAAAGCTCATCGATTTCTTTCGTCGTGAGCGATCCATCATCAGGCGTATTCGCCTCGACGTAACCATCCACCGCAGCCATGAACTGCCACACCGACATCTCGTTGACCTGCTGAGGCGTGAAGCCTATCACAGCCCCAGTCCCGTAAAGTGCAGCAAATCTCAGCTTTCCGTTTGGGAGTTCGTCGAGCTGCTTTCCTCCGGATTTGCTGCGTCTTCCTCCCCCACATTCTCCTCTGGCGCCCCCATGAGAGCGGCTGAAAGAATGGCCTGCGCTGGAATGAGGTTCTCCATGGGAGGGCGAGCCTCAACATACAGGCGAGAAATCTTCAATGCGGGTGACGGCTCCATTCCGCCACCGATTAGGCCGAGCCTAATGATATTGCTGATATCCTCAACACGCCAAGCGCCACTGTGCAATCTTTGCAACACAACGTACGGGCCAGCGTCGCACTTCTCCTGAAGCTCTTCCAGTTGCCCCCAGGCTAGACGGAACGAATACGTCCCGTCAGCCCAGTCAAATGTGACCCTGGCGTCACGCATCATGGGGTCACCGGAGTGGTCGCGCGGACCATCACGCCGTCGCTCTGCAAGGAGACATTGTTGGTTGCGCGCTCACCGTTGTTAGCGCCGACCTCCATGCTCTCGATGTGAACACGGCCAGTCCAAGTGATTGTCTTGGCCGGGAACTCCCATTCGATTTTGGCAGGAATGCTTTCGATGCTTTCGAAGCCTTCAATCCACGTATCGACGCTTTCAGAAGCAAGAACGCCCTCGCCGGTAATCGCCATTGAAAGTGAGGTGGCATCCCGCCCTACCCAGTCAACCTTGTCGGGGTCGGCGCAGTCTGGAATGCTGACTTCGTTCAGCGCCTTGCTTAGTGTGATCGAACGCTGCGTAAATCCGCACGGTGCGGTGTAGACGATCGGATCGGCGTCTGATCCGAGGAGCACACGAATCTTGCCCCCCTTGATGGTGGTTGCTTGAGCCATAAAGGCCTCCTGAAATGTTGGGTAAACGATGGAGCGCTACTGCTCTTCGATGATCGCCGTGTAGCGGAGCGACGCCTGTTTGATCGCGCCGTCTGTGATGAAATCCGTCCGCCAAGGCTCGAATGAAACCAAGGCATTAGTTGCCAATGGCGGATCCCAGTTGCGCAGTGAACGGCGCACCGCGTCAGCGACCTGCCTTACCTGCGACAGGACGGTGGCGTCTGACCAACAATCGACTTGGATCATCACCTCGCCGCCGTCTATGCAATCGATTAGCTCGGCCACATAATTGGAAGGGCCGATGCTGATGTACGGCCTAGTCCATGTGGACTGTGGAATGTCCCCAATCCGAGCCCCAACAAGTGCGGTAACGGCTGGCGTAGCCTTGAGGCGCGTAATGATGGCGCCCTGTAACTCGAGAACTGGATCAGCCACCGGAAGCCACCTCCTTCGCAGACTTGTTGATCGCGCGGGTTATGCGTGACTTCGTGCGCCGGCGCAGAGCGCGATAGGAGACGAAGAAGAACGGTTGCGCTTTGGTGCCTGGGTGATGGGTACCGGCATATGGTCCGCCGTTTTCGTGCGCCTTGGTGGCGAACTCCACGAGGTGTGCGTAGCGCACCTTGCTGTTACCGGCGTAGATCGTGATAATCAGCTTGCCATCGGCTGATTTAACCGTGGCAATTTTCTGGCTGTATTTTGGAGCGTCGCCCCAAGTCCAGCCAATGCTGTCACGCAGTTCGCCGCTATCAACAGCGACTAGCGACTTCATGAGAGCGACGATCTCGTCGGCGCCCTGCCCCATGGCTTCCCTGATGCGCTTTTCGGCAGCGGCCGGCAGCTGCTTGAGCTTGCGATTTAGTTTGTCGAGGCCACGAATAGTCATCCCGCCACCCCCTCGACCACAAGCAGCTCGATCCACTGGTTGCGCTCGTCGATGTTGACCGCAGCCTTGATCGCGTAGAGCACACCGGTGCGCTTATTGCGTGCCCGCCACGCTGGGGTGACGGTGCGCGTGCGTTCGTTGCTGCGGACGGTCATGGTGTAGGGCTGCAAGCCCTGAAGGCGACTGGCGATAACAGTCTCGCTACCGACGCGCGGCTCGAGGCGGGCTGGCTCCACGAATTGCTCCGCGAAGTCGACCACCACGCCGCCATACCCGTCATCACCCTCGACCTCGGCATCAAAGCCGATGCGCTCACTCAGCGAGCCTGCGCCCGCCCTCTTGCGTTTTGGCATTAGGTCGATCCTTGGTCAGTTCAGCGGCCTTAGCCGCTATTGCAGCCGCAGCGCACTTGCGCGTGACGTTGTAGAGGCCAGCCTTATAGGCGATGGTGAAGCCTGGCTGGCGCCAGTCGAACGGTTCATGGAATCGGAGCCACATAGTCGTCCGCCACTGTTCGCCAGACACGCCACGGAGCCAGAAGCATCCGTACCGATCGCGGAAGAACCGCGTCGCCCGCTGCCTTCGGGTCAGGCTCGCGCACCTCGTAGAGATCGCCGGTCACGAGAAGGATCGCCGACACGATTGCGGGCGTTGCAGCGATGCCGTCGGCGGCCGTGGGTGTTTCGCCTGCGGCTACGACTTCGCGATCAAGATGCTGCGTAACAATGCTCTCAGCGGCGTCGCGATAGAGGCCGATCTCCACATCTTCATCTTCATGAAAGACACGGAGATGCTTTTTGACGGTTTCGAGATCGACGATGGCCATATCAGGCCGCCACTACTGCGGCCGTAGGCGCGCTTGTGACAGGCACACTGCCCTTGTCATTCGTTGCCGTGACGCGGACCGTGATGGCCTTTCCAACGTCGCCAGCAACGGGAACATAGGTGGGAGCAGTAGCGCCAGAAATCGCGACGCCAGCAGCAAACCACTGCCGCGCATAAGTTGGGGAACCAGACCATGTGCCGGTTGTTGCCGTAAGCGTCTGGCCAACCTGTGCGGTGCCCGTGATGGCTGGTGCAACAGAATTCACCGGTGAGCCGATACCGTTGACGATACCGGCGCCGATATAGGACGCGACCCTTTGCTTACGAGCCTTCGTTGTCAGCATCGGTTTTGTCCTTTTTCTTCGTCGAGCGAGCAGAGGAAATCGGCTCGACCGGTTCCGGAGTTTCAGGCGCATCAACGGCTTTGGCATCGTCCTCAAAAGACACCAAGCCAAGCGCTTTAAGCGCATTCGCCTCACCTCGTTCAACCGGGAAAGGCTCGCTGTCGGCGGTCTTGAGCCCCGAACCGTTATCAAACGTTCTGAGCGGCTTCACTTTTATGTAGTCGGTCATTTTCGCCTCCTAGCGAGAGTGGGGTGCCTTCTGGCACCCCAGATGAATTAGGCTGGCGAAACTGCGCCGGTCACGAATGCCTCTGGGCGGTAGACAGCCAGAGCCAGCCGCTCTTCGGCGCGGATCGTGAACATGTTCTTCTCGAAGTCGTCGACGTTCTCGCTGGACAGCAGCACTTCGATCTCCATGCGGTCGAAGATCTGCGCAGCGTAGGAGAACGCGCCGGTAAGGAACTGGCCAGAAGCCATCGCCTGCGTCGAAACAACCGGCAGGTTCCAAAGGGTGGGAGTGAGCGAGCCCTGGGGATTGCCGATGATGTAGTTTCCGCCGGCGTCCTTGGTCAGCTCGATCTTCGCCCAGTCGATCGGGTTCAGAACGAACGCAGTGGCCGGATACTCCGCGAGGACGACCTGCAGAACCGCGAGACGAAGGCGGTCAATGCCGGTAGCTGCCGACGGCACGAATGCCGGAGCAAACGCCGAAGCCTGCGGAACCAAACCGGCGATATTCTGGCCAGTTCCGGAACCGTTCAGGAGCTGGTTTTCTTCGACAAATCGCAGACCGTAGCGAGCCCGGCCGTCGATGTAGGAGCGAAGCGCGGGCGCGTCGTCCAGGATCTGTCGAGAGGCCTTGAACAGGTGCGCGATGGTGCGAACCGGCGCAGACGTCATGTCGAACGTGATGTCGGAATACGGCTTTGCAGTCGTTTCCGCCACCGGTGCGGCATTGTTCGTGTAGCCGGTTTCCTTGACGTACTCGACGTTGTTGGAAGCGGTCTGACCAGGAAGAATGAGATCGCGGATCGTCATCTGTCGCTCAGGAAGGCCGAAGATGCCAGGAACGCGCGCGCCTGGAACAAGCGAGGTCCCGGGAGAACGGCCGGTACCGACAGTGGTATTCGCGGTGGTGATTGCAGCGCGGTCAGCCGAAACCTTGATGGACGCACGGCTGGAGCCAGTCAGATTTCCGGCCTTATAGGCGTCGGAATCGATAACCAGCTGGCCGAGCGACTTCTGCTCTTCCTCGCCGTTTTCCTTTTCGCGGGCGGCGCGCTTTTCCATATCGGAAAGGCGGGTGGATACGTCGCCGAGTTCGGCAAGCGCCTTGTCGGTCTTTTCAGTGAGATCAGCAGAGACCTTTTCGCCAGCGGCGGTCTTGCGAGTGAATTCTGTCGCCAGTTCAGTCACATTCTCCTTGATGGAGGCGAGCGACTTCGTCAGGTCGGCGAGACCTGTTGCCATTTCATCGGACATAGGGATTCCTAAAGCTTGATTTTGAAGGATTGCGCTTCGGCCAAGGCCGTTCTCAGCGCTGCCAAAGCAGCAGCATCCGTCTCGACGTCAGGAGCCCCCTGACCATCCTTGAGGTAGAGCCGAGCGGCCCGCTCTGCCTCAGAGCCCGACAACCCCATCAGTCCCCTGATGCCGTTTTCGAACTCGCGTTTTGTGATTTGCTCGCCGGCGGACATCTTCTCGACCAGCGTCTGCGCTGCCTCAGCCTTCGCAGCGTTGGCGGCTTTGATGCGCCTTACCGGCGCAGGCTCAACGTCGGCGCCGTAGCGGGCCAAAGTCTCGTCAAGCGTCGCAACACGATCGACCATGCCGCGGTCCATGAGGGCTTCTGCGTAGAAAACGCGCCCCTGACCGTAGCCGTCCTCGACTTTACTGATCGTCACGCCGCGCCCTTCAGCGACAGCTGCAACAAACCGATTGTACGAGCGGTTCACACCGTCCTGCACGTGGGCCAGCGTGTCCTTGCCGAGCGGCTCGGTCTCGTTACCCTCAACCTTGTGCTTGCCGGCTGAAATGTACGTGCGTTTGATGCCACGCTGCTCAAGAGCTGCGGACAGGTCATCATGGGCAGTATAAACGCCGATCGAACCGGCGCGGCCAGATGGCGTGACGACAATTTCGTCGGTCGACGCCGCGATCCAGTAAGCCGCGCTTGCAGCCAGACTGTTGACCTGAGCAATGATCGGCTTTTCGCCGCCACGTAGCTTGCGGATCTCGGTGGCTAGTTCGTCGGTGCCTGGAACCGTGCCGCCGGGGCTGTCGATGTCGAGCACGACAGCCTTGATGTCGGCGTTAGATAGCGCCTTGTGCAGCGCTTTCTTGATGCCGGCATAGGAAGTGCCGCCGCTCATCGCGGAAAACAGGTCCATCTTGTCAGCCAAGACCCCGTAAACCGGGATAATGGCCACGCTGCCGGTCGATTCCGCGATTTCCTTCGCTCGGGCCTCGTCGATTGAGGCGGCGAACTCGGACGAAAACAGCTTCTCACCTTCGGCCCGCGCCACCAAAACATCAGCCAAAACGCCCAGTTTTTCGCGCTGAATAGCCCAAGGCTCGGCCAAAAAGACCGAAATCAGGTGTTCAAACTTCATGATTTTCCCTTATGCAGCGCGCGCTGCTGGCGTTGGCGCCGGAGTTTCGGTCTTCCCAAGCGTATCGAGGCGCGTCATCGTGCCGTTCACGATGGCCTTGTTGCCGCCGTCCACTGGAGCCTTGTTCTCGTAAGAACGCGCCTCGTTCGGCGTGTAGATGCCGTTGGTGACCATCTTCGACAAGAATTCTGCCCTCGCCGTGCTGTCGCCGCGAAGCAGGCCCTCCATGTTGAATTTCACGATGGTGGTCTTGCGCGTCTTTTCGTCGAGCAGGTCGCGGTAGACGGCCGATTCAATGCTTTTCACGAGAGGTCCAAGGCAGGTCTTGATGAACTGTAGGATCAGCTGCTCGATGCCACTGCCCCAGGTCGTCGTGCCGTTCGAAGCGTGCCCGATCATCACCGGAGGAACACCGAAAATGCGGCAAATCTGCTCAACGTTGAACTGACGCACCTCAAGCATCTGCGCATCTTTAGGATTGATTGTCAGCTGCTGGTATTTGAGGCCAGCTTCCAGAACGGCAATCTTGCCGGCCTTATCCGAGCCAGCAAACTGCCCAAGAATCTGGCCGAGTTGGTCGCGCTGCTCTTTCTTGAGGATCTGGTCAGACGAAAGAACGCCTGCGACCTGCATCCCGTTAGCGAACATCTTGCCCGCGGTCTTTTCACCCGCCAGAGCATTGCCAACTGTATTGCGAACCACGCCGATCGGAGACATCCCGCGGTCACAGCCAGGCAAGACAGCCCCGCGAACGTGGAACATCTTGTCTTCTGCGATCTTGCGCTTCTTGCCGTTCTCCGTGACCTCGTAGTATCGCGCGTTGCGACTATCGCGGCAGACGTTGACGGCAAGAGGCGGTAACGGATTAAGTGCAACCAGCTTGGCGCCGTTCAGCTTCTTCTCAGCGAAGAAATTGCCGTCGAGGCACAGGCACAAGACAACCATAGCCCAAAAGTCTGATGCCGTGTCATCCAAGTTCGGCATGTCATGCAGCAAATCGTACAGCGGCGAGGCATTATCCACCGTCACGCCGTCATCCTTGTAGACCACGCACGGCAACATGATCACGGCGTTGCGGATCAGATTGACGCACGCCCACACAGCGTCAAGCTGAAGCGCAGTTTCAATCGTGACCGTTTCGCCGGAGGTTGTTCCGAGTCCAAAGAACCCCCGCCAGAACTCACCGTCGGTGAGCTTGATGGGGACTCCGCGCCATTTATCGAGGAAACCCATTAGATCACCATAACCATATTGTTGATGAAGTCGTCCAAGTCACCGCTATCGCTGCCCTCGTAGGTGCCAGCCATCGCTGTCGCCATCGCCAGGGCGACCGCGCCGTCGATGCGGCGCTCGCGGTTATGTTTGACGAGCTTTCGATTGCCGGCAGGATCTGGCTTGACGGTCGCATTCATCATGCACATCGTCAGCACGGGATGGTCGCCGTGAGCCAGATTACCGCTCAGGATGATGCTTTCGAGCTCACGAAGAGCCGGAGACATCGACTGGAATCCCTGCCCGAATGGCTGGAAAACGGCGTCGTCGCCTTCAAGCTGATCGTCGGTAAAACCAGCCTTCTGCAACCACGGCTTCAAGTGCCGAAAGTTCCAGCGGTCGAAGGCGATCTTGCGGATATCCATCTCTTCGAATTGGTCGCGCAGGTAGTGCGCAACAAACTCATAGTCGACAGTCTTGCCAGGTGCTGCTTCGAGGTGGCCGTCGTTGTGCCAGATGTCATACGGCACCCGGTCGGCCTTGGCTTTGGCTCGGATGCCGTCTCCCGGCAACCAGAACGTCGGCTTCACATGCCAGACGGTCTTACCCTTCTGCTCTTTCGGCGCCATCAGCACCAGAGCAGTCAAGTCGCTCACCTCAGAAAGGTCGAGCCCACCAAAGACAGGAAGACCAGCGAAGTCCACAACTCGAGCGTTGCACGCTCGCCAAATAGCCGGCGACACAAACGGAGCATTCGCATCAATCCTTTGATTGAGATGTAGCCAACGAAAGCTGGCCTCTTCTGTTGGCATACGAGACGCGCGCTCTGCGTCGTCGCGCACTGACGAAACGGATTTGAACTTGCCAAGTGCCGGGTTTGCAGCTCTCCACGCTTCCTCGTCGAGGACGTCGCAATCAGCCGGAGCGGTGTAGAGGTGCGATACCGTGCGTGGTGCCTTCGACGTCTCAGCATCATCCAGCCAGCGCGAGAACAGGTCGCCGTCAGTTGCCGCCTGCGTCGAGATGGCGAAGATCATCGCCTTGTCGCCGTACGCGCCCTGCGATGTGACGATAGCTTCCACGAAGTCGTCGTGCGGGCCTTTGATCTGGCCAACCTCGTCGAGGATGGCAACCAGCGGGCTACCGCCGTGCGCGCTCTTAGCCTCGGCCGAGCTGGCCCTGTAAACGACGTTTTTACGCAGACCGACGATCATCTTGCCGGATGGGACGATTCGATACAGCCCTTTCAGGCGCGGCGACATCATCAGCATCTTGCTGGCGTAGTTGAAGACCTCGGCAGCCTGATCGCGGGACCGCGCACCGGACATAATGCGGCTGTTCGGGAACGCCTCTGGGCCAATCACGTGGCCGAGCAAGAGGCAGGCAATGGTAGCCGTCTTGGAGTTCTTACGCGCGATCGACAAATACGCTCGCGACGTGCCGTTCGGGTTGTCGTAAACGGAAAGGATGAACGCGACCTGGAAGTCCAGCAGCCTGATTGGCTGGCCGACAAGCGCGCCTTCTGGCACAACCAGATACTCTTCGATGAAGCGGCACATTTTCTCGCCGCGGGTTAGCTCCGACGTCGGCAGTGCGCGCCAGTCGCGCAGAACCGGGATCGGGCCGCACTTGATGGCGCCGACCACGGCCTCAGAAAGCATTCACAACCTCGATTAGGCTAGGAGTTCGTCGTCCACGCTCGCGCCCGCCTCGATCTCTTTGGCCTGATCGCGCCGCTTGGCTGCGTCCCTCGCCTCGCCTTGTACGGCGCGCGCATGCAGCGCCAGCGATCGGCGAAACGAAAGGATGGAAGAAGCGTGCATCTGGACCACGGATTTCCGCGGGTTGGCTACGGGCGTCCCTTTTTCAGTGACTGCGACCGAACCCTCAGTACGAAGCAGGTCTTGCTCTCTCACTAGGTCTGCCATCGTGCGGGCAAGCATGGCGGCAATTTCAAGCTGGTGCGCCGACCAATCAGCGCGGGCATATTCGGCAATGACATTCTTGAAAAATGGGACGTCGCCGTCGTCGAGCGGCACGTTTTCAGGAAACTGGGTCTCCTCAGAAGCCGCAGAGGCAATCCTCACAGCCTCATCAACGCTGTCGACGCGGCTTTTCTTCTCAGACATGCGGAATCCCCTCGCGCACGCGCGCTTGCGCACGCGCTAGGCAAAAATCTGTGTTTGCATTTGAATTGCGTTACCCCGGCGGTCCTGCGGCGGGTCGATCGTCGACTTTGCGACCACCCCCCCACTTTGGGTAAACCTTTGATTTTACATTATATTTGACATTGTGTCAATAACTATTTTCAATATTATCGCGTAAAATCAGGTATTTATTTGTATTTCTTCGAGTATTACGTTAGCTCGACCGGATATCCATCCACGCCAATCACCACAGCCTGTTGCCCTCGCTCGATGCGAGCCTTCAGCTTGTCATGGCATGGAGCGCACAACGATTGCAGGTTGGATGGGTCATAGAACAAAGCTTCGTCGCCCTTATGTGGCTTGATGTGGTCGCACGTCGTTGCCTCGGTCACATCCTCGATAGCCAGGCAGAACCGACACAATGGCTCAGCAGCAAGCTGGGCCTCTCGCAGTCGCTGCCATCTCGCGGTCTTGTACATGCGACGGTAGATAGCGGCTTCGGCTGAGCGGCCGTAGGGCTTGGGCATTGTGTTGCACCCTTATGACGTGCATCTTAGCTACTGAAGCGGTTAATCTTGGGGGCAAAATTGAGTGATGAAGCGCGGGCTGATGCCCTTGAGAAAGCGTCTATCGACGCGTCTGTCGAGGGGCTGAAGGCCCTGCTTCTTTTGAATGGAGGCGCTTGCATTGCGCTATTAGCGTTTCTGTCTGCCACCATGGGCAAGGAACACACCATTCAGAAAGAAGCGGCATTTGTGGCGGGCGCTACTGATGCGCTCATATTCTTCGCAGGCGGCGCCCTACTTGCCGTTATCACCTGCGTGTTCGCCTATCTCGCTAACCAGGCCTATTCCTCACATTTGCGAGACAGAAGCTATTATCCTCGGCACTGGGGATATGGACACGCTTGGACGCGAGCTGGTCTAATATCAACCGTTGGCTCTTTGGTTTGCTTCGGCTGGGGCGTTTACATAATCTATTCCCATATCTACCGATAACCTGCCGTAAGTATTGGCGACCAGCCACTACGTGGCAAGCCTGCGCATCAGCCACCAGATTCCGTCGACGAGAAGGCACGATAGGAAGCCAACAACTAGACCAATGGGAAGACCACCCCACCACGGATTGAACAGCATGGCGTAAGACATGCCAACCATCAAAATAGTCGCGGCGTTATTCATCGCCCTCTCCCTAAAGGTGGTAGCGTGGCCGCGACATCAGAAACAAAAGCGGCCCGCTCAACCAACTAAGGGAGCGAGCCGCACGATCACCATGCAAGCGGAGGAGAACGCGCATGGGATTGGTTGCGGAGGTGAGATTTGAACTCACGGCCTCCAGCTTATGAGGCTGGCGAGCTACCGGGCTGCTCTACTCCACGATAAAGGATCCCGACCAGCAACCACGCGTCCGTGGTGCACGCCTGTCAATTCAGGGCCAAGCTTGCAAGCAGAGGATTGGGTCGGCCATTTGGATAGTTACCCGCTGCGTTCAGCGGCTGCACCGAATGCAGCATAACGGCGGGGCGGTCGTAACCGCAAAGGGGCGAAGGTATCTTTCGATACCCTCTCACCCCTCGGGGATTTGAATGCGCGTGGCATACGGTCCTATGCTGCGCGGTTTCGGAAGCGGCTTAGCGCCAGCTCGGCAAGCCGCGCCTCTCGCCTATCAATCTCCTGCCACTTAACGCTGATGAAGCCGATCGCGGTGCCGACTACAGCCCTACCGGCGACCGACGGCTGTGTCCGCTCACCGGCCTTCTTGCCGATCTCGGTATACGTTTGCCCTCCCAGCACAGCGTCCTCAAAAGGTTCGGCCAGTGGGCCTAGTGAGTTGCGAAGCTCCGCCAGGATTGGTTTAGCGTCGATATGCTCATTTAGGATTTCATCGGTAATCTTGACGTGCAGGCTTTCGGTCTTGATCACGCTGCCTGAAGCCACGTTGTCGTTGGCTGCGACCACAGTCCTCCGTGGCGGTATCGAATGCGATCCTTTGCTCTTCTTGACCTTCGTAGAGATTTTGATTTCGCCACTCGGGATTTCCTTCCAGTCGCACGCGGCGGCTCGGTCAATGTCCGCTTCTGGTGTGAGGCGTTTAGTTTCCCTTACTACTTCGCCGCCGTCAGCCTTGCTGTAGTCCAACCCCTTCAGCGGCTCCGCCTCGCAGAGCGCCACAAGCCGGCGATAGCGAAGGACGACGGCAATAAGATCTTCCCGCTCGTCACGGCGAAGAGCCTCGAGCAGCGGAAAGTCTTCTCCACGGCTCTGAACACACGCGGGATCACCGATCGACTGTCGCTTCACTATCGCCCTCCGAACCTTCGCCATCTTCTTTGCCTCCTCTGCCGACCTCAGTTCTGCCCGCTGTCGTCCCGCCGCTCTGTCTTCTGCCGTCGGCAAAGTTTTTGGCTTGTCTCTGGTCTTAGCTTCCTCGATCGGCTCCCACGTGCCATCCACCTTTTGAAAGCGAGTGCGCGTGCGATATGGGTGTGGCTGGTCTCCGGTGAAGGCTACCCTGCCGGTGGCGTCGATGATCTGGTCGTCTTGTTGGCTCATCAAACGATCCTCTTGCTGTAATCGGGGATAACTTTCACATCCGGACCAATCGGCAGTTCTCGTATTGCCTCGCTGAGGGCTGTTGGCTCCTCGTCTTTCCCTTCAGCCATCCTCGCGCAGCACTCCCTGACAAACTCCCGCTGTCGGCACGCAAGTAGCCACGCCTGGTCTTTATGGATGAAGTTCTTGCCGCCAACATATTCCTGGAAATGACCGAGAACGCGTCCCTCTAGATTCAGGAATTGCTCTTCAATTGCGGTCCTGACGACGTCAAATCGATCCTTACGTCTGGAATTTTCCAGCCAGTCGAAAGCGCTACGAATGCTGTCAATCGTCTTCTGCCGGCTGGCGTATTGGTACGCCTCGATGCGAATTGAAATTTCACCTACATCGTCTTCGCTCATATCGTCTCCCCTCCGGTGAAAGCGCTTGGTGGGCGCCGTTACTGCTACTTGGTGTTGTCGTTATCGGCCAGCCAGCTTTTGACGAGCGACACGGCCTTGCTTGCCGCTTCCCCTGTGGACGTGAACCGCACCACCTCGACCGGATGCCCCAGTCTGACGAGCGAAGCGTGTCGCTCTACCTGCGGCGGAGACAGCCGACCTTTGCCAACCTTGTTCTCGATCATCCGCAGCACGCCACCCTTGATGTAGATCCGCAGATCCGCCTCACCCGGCGTCATGCCGGTTGCGATAGCATCAGCCTGGGCACGTGGACCGCGCTTGGCTGAATTCATGTCACCCGCGAGCAGGAACTGCCGTCCATACTCTGGCAAGGCACGCAGCGCGCGCACCTGAGCCGCCTGCCCTTCGCTTTCCTTGATGGGTGCATCAGCGACGCTCACCTTGCCCTTGGCGCTCGTGCGGATGACTACGCGCTTACCGTTCATGCGGGTGGTTTGGGTGGTGGCTTTTCCCATGGCGGTCTCCTCGTGGTGTGGTGTCGTGGTGGCGACACACATACTTTCCGAGAGAGGAGCGAAAACGGGTAGTCGATTTGTGAAATATTTTTTGGCCAAAAGGAAAGACCGGCTGAACGCCGGCCTTTTTTCACTAGTGCTGTTCGTCGTCGCGATGAGGGCATCGCCTCATAAGCTTCTTGATTGTTTGTCGGTCACCACCGAACCGGTCCAACACCTCAACCGCCTTGGGCAGGCTGACTGAGTATTCCTGTTGCAATTGCTCGACGGTGTATGGCTGTAGATTGTTCTCTCGCATTGCAGTCTCCTTACGACGCGCAAATGCGACCACCCTGATTCGAGTTCCAGTCAAAATGCAGGTTGCACCCGGAATGCCATAGCCGCCCATTTCCAACCCTACTTTCAGGGAATGGCGTTCCCATACGCCTTCCCCTCTGTAAGAGGGGTAAAGACCGGGAACGCGGGAACGTCAATGATTTCATATAGTTACGCCATTTCCGGAAGCGATGGGAACGCCGGAAATGGGAACGTGTTTTTCAATGATATCAATAACTTACCGTTCCCGTTTCCATGGGAACGGCCATTTCTGAAATTTCCGGGACCGATAAATGACATTCCAGTTTACGTACTGATAGCGATCTTAGAAGTTCCCCCTCGGGGCCAAATTTATAAGGTTAAGAACTTTTCTACAAAACTGACAAGCCAGCCCGCATGACTACTATCAATAGCGACACATGCCCATGGCATTACTCTGAAAAAGTCGACAACCCTGCATTGAAAAAACGTTCGTACCTAGCTAGCATCACACCAAGAAACAGGGGGAAGAATTGTTAAATCTCGATTCAATCACGGCCTCGGTCCTAACCGGCTTAGTAAAAGACTCATTCTCCAAAGTTACGGGTCACGCAACAGGCGCCATCAAAACGGCGTGGCTGAGAGTGTTCGAAGATTTTGGGCCTTATATGCAGCAAACATTCGACCGCAATCGTTACGTGCGTATTCTGTCACAAAAGGACAAAGACGAGTACATTTATGACATCTACGTGGGACCGACTTTTACCAGTGGAACCGCAAATATTTCAGATAAAAACTTGATAGAAAAGATTAACGAGGGTCGCAACTGCGTGATAGTCGGCAACGGCGGTGCAGGCAAGACATTCTTCATGCGACACCTCTGGCTAACAGTTTTCACGTATCACTCAAAAAAGGCGCCTATTTTTATCGAGCTGCGAAAGCTAAACGAACTACCCACGGCTGATTTGTTTCACTTTATCAGGAAGTCCATATCAATGGAAAAGCTTCCTCCAGACGTCTTCGACCATTTTTGTATGAGCGGCGCTTTTCTTTTCATCTTTGATGGTTTCGACGAAGTCGTATCGCATCACAAAGAGCCCCTTCAGAGCCAAATTCTTCTCATGCAAGCACACTACCGGAATTGCACCTTTGTAGTGTCAAGCAGATATGAGGATAGGTTTTCTGGATGGCAAAGTTTTGAAGTTTATGAAACTGCACCTTTCAACTTCAAGCAGATTAAAAAACTGATCAAGCGTGTGCCATTCGACAAGGACTCTAAGCGCTTATTTTCAGAAAAACTTACACAGGAATTCTATGACGAACATGTCGAGTTCCTATCCAATCCTCTGCTTGCAGTCATGATGATGATGACTTTCCGAGAACATATGGAAATCCCCAAAAGGATGAATATCTTCTACGACCAAGCGTTCAACACGCTTTACCACTGGCACGACGCGACGAAGGCGTACCGCCGAGAAAAGTCATTAGACATAATCGAATTTCAAAAATCATTTAGTACATTCTGCCTGATTTCTTACTTTGAAGAGCGATACGAATTTACCAAGAGCGAGATTGAGGACCTTATCTCAAAAAGTTCATCTATCGCGGGAATTGAAACCGATAGTGGACCAATCCTGCACGACTACCAAGAGTCGGTAAACCTGATAAAACAGGAAGGCTTGCAATACACGTTCATTCATCGTTCGTTTCAGGAGTACTTCACCGCCTACGCGCTTATCCGTCTTCCGGCCCAAAGTTTTGGCGATGCCATTAAGCGTATATCGTCGAGATCGAACGATAATGTCATGTCGATGTGCTATGAGATGGATAAATCATTGGTTCTTATGCAGTACATAGCGCCACTTATATCTCGACTACAAACTGCGGGTTTTTTCGACTTTCATCTGAAACCTTTCGAGTACGGCAAAAAATGCGGAATTAGTTACAGCTCTTTCGTTGAATCGTCTGGTGATCCGGAGGAACCACACCACGCTGCTGTAAGCACCTCGTTGCCATCACTGCTTCAGGAATTCATGTCTGTAAGCTCAAAACTCCTGGGTTTTGAAGGCAATCATCAGCTTTACGCGCACAACACCTTTATAACGTCGGACGTTTACAGAGCGCTTGATTTACCATCTAGCCATTTGCGTCACGGTATGGCCGGGCAAGTGAATATCGTTTGTGAAAACAACAGCATAGTATTCAAATCTGCCGCTGGCGAGGACGCAAAGACAAACGACGCAATTCTAGAAATCTATATAACCGCGCACGATCAAATCGTGAGTACGTTAGAAGCGAATTTCAAATTGGCCATGAACAAGATTGGCGTCATGAAGGACACTTGGGAGCGCGAATTAAATAAAATCGTAGAGCAGACTAAAACATTGGACCAAATATTGAGATTGACTGCCACGTAATGTAGGGTGCGAGTTATGATAAGGGCGGCCACTCCACCGCCCTTCTTTTCTCACATCCGTGCCGCTCCCGTCGTGAACGAACCCATCCCAGTCGCGAAATATCCGCCTGGTACGTCAAGCCACTTCGCGATCTTCTCGCCCTTCGCTGCCGCCCTGACAAGCATGCCCTTTCCGAGGGCATCGTCCACCAGGCCGTGAAGCCGTGATTTCGACAGAGCCTTCAGCTCGTCCGGAAGTCGTTCACGCATCTCGAATACGCCGCTGGCACCCGTTTTTGTGAATGGCGCGCCTGCATTTGCCGCCGCTTCGGCCGTCACCACCAATGCACCAATCAAGTCACCGGTTGGCGGCCCCCCCGAGCCAAGCAGCGCAGTCTTGTCGACAAGCAGGCCGTGGTCATTGCGGACGTATGTCGAGATAACACGCCGAGCTGCGCCGTTGGCTTTTACGACACCACCTAGTACCACCCTCCCCGGCGTAAACTCAACGCCGACTGTTTTGCAGACTTTCCGCGCCCTTGCCTCTTCTGCCGGCCACATGGCGTATGCGAGCCGCAGACCATCGACCAAGGCCGTGCTTCCGCGGATGCTGTCACGAGCATCGCCGAGCGTCTCGATAGGCTTTTGCGTTTTCCGCATGTGATGTGCCACGAGGACGGTGGCTCCGGTCTCGGTCGCCAGTCGAGAGAGCGATGTGCAAACGAACTGCCCTGCGGCTGGGTCCTCGTTGAGCGGGAGGTGCGCGAAGCTGGCCAACGGATCAAATGTCACCAACCGGAGATCATCGATTTCGGATAGCTGATCGCAGATGCGATGATAGTTGTCCGTCTCTTGCAGTCCCTTCTTTTTGTCGTCCTTCCAGAAGGCCTGGGCGCCACCCGCAGACGGAAGCGGGACGACGATCATCTTCCGACCGAGTTCGGAAAACCTGTGCTCCTTATGGTCCAGAGCAGCGATGCGGCGATGAACTTCACTGGCGTCGTCTTCGCTTGTGATCATCACCGATGTGCCACGCGCCAACACCTTTCCTCCAAAAATCGGGGCGTCGCAAACACTGGATCCAAAAGACACGCGTCGATGCAGTTCGAGCATGGCGTACGATTTGCCGGTGTCACCCATCGCACAGACCATTCCAGGCACGCCCGCGGGCATCACGCCCTCTACCAAATACTCGACCTTCGGCGGCTCGCCTTTGAAGCGGTCGACGGTCCAGTCGAAGATCGAGAACGTCGGGCCGTTGCTGACATTGTCGTTCGCGGCGACTTTCTCTTCTAGGCGAGCAAGTCGCTTCGCAACACTGTTTACGATGAAGCGCGATATAGCATCTTGGTCCATCATCGGCGTGTTGTCGTGCGCCGGTAAGTCGGGCTCTGGAATATGGCGCGGGTTCTGCATGCCAGCCTTCAGGCCGTTCTCAATTGTCTTGCAGCAGCGAGACCAGTCCCTGCTCCAGCCTCGCGCTACGTCCTGCAGCAGTGCGCGTGCCTCGGCCTCGCTCAGCGCGCCCGCGCCCACTATAGTGCCGATCGAGAATGCAGCGTCGTTGAGCGCATTGTTGCGCGTACCCATAGGCGCGCCAGCAAGGTCCGCCAGTTCCCGATCAACGGCGGCATCCACATAGGCGTTGTTGGTTGCGGCCGACAGACTGTACTGCGTGTGAGCGGGCGCCGACTTCGGCAGCAACAGGTCGAGCAGCCATGCCGGCGCATTCGCGATCTCGCGCGTGTCCGTTTCCCACTTGTAGGAGCGGCCGTTGGCCATCGTGCTACCAGCTGCGAGCACGTAGCCGCCTTCGGAGCGGATATCCACGCCAGCACCGAGTGCGCCGCGGTTGCGCGTGCCCACGACGTACTTGAAGTAGATATGAAGTCCCCCGTTCGGGCTGGTTACGCGTGCCGTGTCTGGCAGCGGCCCGTGCTCGGCTTCCATCTCAGAAAGCCAGTCGAAACCATTGGCGCCGCCAGGCTTATTGTCGATGTCCAGCGCGAAGAAGCCGGTCTTCTCGCCCGTGGGCAAGCCAACGGCAGCATCTGGATATTTGGTCCACATCCGTTCGATAAGCGGCCGATTGAGGGTTGCGCCCTTGAAGCCGTTGGGCGTCAAAGGCGTCTTCTCGCCGAGCGTGATGATCTCGCCGGTTGCCTGGTCGACGTGCTCTTCGGCATGCGAACGGCATGGAAATACGGGCCATGCTTTGTCGTTATAAGATAAAGCCACGCCAACCGGTTGCGGCATGGGGGGTAATGGAGGCGGGTTACCGACCGTCGAAAGCTTTGAATGGCGAGCAAGTTTCACGCAACCACCTTCCTTAGTCCAAACGGCATGAAGTCGATCGCGTATTTCCCGTCGTTGCGCATGGAAAAAAATCGACCAAGTAATTCTCTCGTGTTCGAAATTTCATCCCGGATACCGCACGCGACGCAAAAAGCGAGGAACCGCTCAGAGGCTTTGCAGCCTTCTTTATTCAACATGAAATGAAAAGACTGCTCGAGCCTGGTTTGGTCGCCATCGGTTGGCTCAGCGAAGACATTCAATCTTACCATGTCGTTTTCCACGTGGTGGTCTATGGCCCAAACGCGCCAATTTCGCCACGAAGACTCCAGGTATTTAAATGAAGGCACCGCAATTCTGAGCGAATAATTATCAGCAAAACTGCTTTCGTTTTTCATAGACAAGCCTCACTTATCGGCGATTGGGTAGGTACCTGCCGACAAGTGCCGGCACGTTGTTAGCGGTGTGATTGGGGGTGTGTGGTTAGGCGGCCAGCGTAACGGGATTAACTACGAAAATATCGTAAGCCTCCTGTCCAGATAATTCGCCTTTTTCGTAAAGACGCGCCGCAATGGCTTCGATTGCCGTCCAATTATGACGTACCAGAGCGCGCGCTTCCATCCTCAGCTGAATCCAGCTTCGCGCAGGAAAAAAGCTGTGCGGCAAATGGAATGATGATATCACCCTAGATACCTTATCCACTTCACGGAGATCGCCACGCCCGGTGTCCATATTGATGTCTAGACTCGCACTGGATAGCCCCCGCTCGTTAGTAACCTCGGCGTAGGGACCAGACAGCAGAACAAGCGCGTGCATCTCTAAGGTCTCCGCGCATTCCTTCTTTTCGTCTCTCGACATGTTTGCGAAGAATTTTAGTTTGTCAGTCCAAATGCTGGCGACGGTAAACAGCCCTAGGCTATCTTCCACACGTCGCCCATGAAAATCCGATAAGAATCCGTCGCCGTTCTTATCCACTCTCATACCAACTAGAACGTCGCGGGCGGGTAGTTTCAAGCACTGGGCCGCAATGAATAATGCAACGGCATGGCCCGCTTCATGACAGGCGGTGCCATAGAGAAACTCCGGCGTGACATCGAACTCGTCGATCGTTTCAGCGAGATTTTTTGACAAAACTTCTCCTTCGCCGGCAGCGCCGGACGTTGAATGTGGTTGGGAATGGTGGTGGTTACCCTGCTTGCGCAGCCTCAGTTAGAACAGACTCGAACGCTTCGATTATCATCTGAAGTCGCGCCAATTCTTCTGAGAGAAATGGGCCGTTTTCGCCTTCAGCGAACGCTTGAACCCAATCTTCCCGCTGTGTTTTCAGCTCTCGATATGCAGCTTGAATGGCTGCGATATTGCTCATGCTGCGCGCGTCGAACGAATGTCGGCCTTCAGTTCAACAGCGAAAGCAGCCATCCGGTCGTCATATTCTTCAACGCGCTTGGCGATGCGTTTGTTAACAGCTGA